ACTAGGTGCGTTTGGTTGGGGTATATCATTATGGGGTGGTAACATTTTAGGTGCATTAACAACTACTTTAAATGGTTTATTAGGCGACAACACAAACGGTAATAATGGTTCGGCTACAGAAATTACATTAGCTAGTACTACTGGTTTTCCAAGTTCCGGTACAAACTTTATTCAAGTAGGGACAGAGGAAATATCATACACAGGAATTACAGGTAGTAAATTAACTGGTATAACAAGAGCTGCGCGAGGTTCAACACGAGCTGCGCACAGTAATGGTGCTACTGTAACTAACACTTCTTCTTTTACAGGTTGGGGATCACCAGCAGCTAACACTGACCAAGTAACAGATCCTGGTCTATGGTCCTTGGATAATTTAGGAACAACACTTATTGCTTTAATCCATAACGGAGAATGTTTTCAATGGGATGGTGATGCAACTAATGCAACATCAACAAGAGCTACCATTATATCAGGTGCACCAACAGCGTCACGTGATATGTTAGTATCTACCCCTGATCGTCACTTAGTATTTTTTGGAACAGAAACAACCATAGGTACTAAATCAACACAAGACGACATGTTTATAAGATTCTCGTCTCAAGAAAATATTAATGACTACACACCTACAGCTGAAAATACTGCTGGTACACAAAGACTGGCCGCTGGATCACGGATCATGGGTGCTAAGCTTGGTAGAAATGCAATATACATTTGGAGTGATACATCTTTATTTACTATGAGATTTGTTGGTCAACCCTTTACATTTGCTTTTGAACAAGCAGGTACTAACTGTGGATTGATTGGTATGAATGCAGCAGTAGAAGTTGATGGTGCTGCGTACTGGATGTCTGATAATGGTTTTTTTAGATACACTGGTAAACTAGAATCAATGGACTGTTTGGTAGAAGATTTTGTTTATGATGATCTTAACACTACATCTAATCAATTAATTTATTGTGGTATTAATAACTTGTTTGGTGAGATTACTTGGTTCTATCCAACGTCTACATCTAATGTAAATACTAGAGCAGTTACATATAGTTATCTAGACTCAACATCTAAACGACCTATATGGTTTACTAATGCAAGTTCATTATTTCCAAGAAGCACATGGGAAGATTCATCTGTATTTGGTTTACCACATGCAACAAAATATAACGCAAGTGATGATGTATCATTTGATGTAACTGGTAATACCGAAGGTGTAACAGTATACTTTGAACACGAAACAGGAGTTAACCAGCAAGAAGCAGGGACCACGGCTGTAGCTATTCCTGCTAATATTACATCTGGAGATTATGATATTACACAAAAAGTTGTAAGAGGTGCTGCAACTAACTTAGGTGATCTTAGAGGTGATGGTGAAAATATTATGAGAGTTAGTCGAATTATACCTGACTTTATATCTCAACAAGGAAGTGCTATTGTACAATTAGATTTAAGAAACTACCCTAATGATACAGCTGCTAGCTCATCGTTAGGTCCATTTACTGTAACATCTACAACAGATAAAGTAGACACACGTGCTAGAGGTAGAGCTATAGCTCTTACAATATCCAATACTGCAGTAGATACTAGTTGGAAGTTAGGGACTTTTAGGTTAGATATACAAACTGGAGGAAGACGATAATGTCAATTACAAGATTACAACAAGCTAGACAGATGTATGCAATGGGCCAAAGAGTTGGAAGAGCTTTTGGTGGTGTTATGGGTTCTGACGGACGTAAGGCATATGTTGGTGGAAGTTATAGTGGTTCAACTTCAAGTTCAGGAAAAGGTTCACAAGGTTCAGGAAAAGGTTATCAAGGTGGAAGTGCAGCACCAGGAAGTGCTGAAGCAGAAAAAGATGGAGGCGGATCAAGGTACAAAGGTGGTAGTGGAGATCCGGGTGGCTATAAAAGTACAACAGGAAAAAGCACACCAACTGGAACTCTTACAGGTGATGATTATAAAGATGCAAGAAGAGATTATCAAAGGGGAATTAGTAGAGTTGGTCCATTTGATAACCGTACAGGATATACAGGTCCAGCATATCAACCTTTAACAAAATTTGGTTACACACAAAATCCTTATCAAAATTTTTTAGATTATAGACCAGAAATTAACATTCCTAATTTTGGTTTTTTAGGCATGGCTGCAAATTTAGCTAAAAAACCAATTCAAAAATTTGCTGATTTTACTACAGAAAAAAATAGAAATTATTTTATGGATGAAGTAGTAAGAGCTGGTAGAATTCCTGGTTTAGATTTTGGAACTGTAAGAGACATGAGTGGAGAAGAACTAGAAGCAGCTTACAAAGGTTACTTATCAGATAGATTAAATAATAAAACAGATGCTTATGGTAACCCTAACCCTGGTTATGATGGTGGTGGTGGTGGTGAAGGTGCTAATCAAGGTATTGCAACTTTATATAATAATAACATGTTTGATGACACAGAAACAGAAAATCCAAATAATCTTTTTGCTTCAAGATTTTTACAGAATCAACCTGATGATATTAGAGAAGGAATTGAAGCAAGAATGCAAGATTACTACACTGTGTAATGGCAAAAATAGTACAAACATTAACTAGAGCAAGTGAAGAATATGAACCAGATGTTGCTCAGTCTTTAGTTAGAGATTTAGATGCGGTGTTGGAGAAATTAAACACTACATTTCAAGAAGAAATAAAACAGGAGATAGAAGCTAGAAGTTTCTTTTTAGATTAATGGCAGTAGTAAATCAATATAAGTTTAAAGGTATAGATAATAATACAAGTGGTAGTGCACTAACACCACTAGGTGCTAGTATTCCTGCAGTTAATGAAACTATAGTTATTAAATCAATATTAGTTACATCAGCAGGTACACCAGTGGTAACTATTACGAACAACAGTATTACAGCCATTAAATCAGCAGCATTAACAGCTAATGTTACAACAGAATTATTAACCCAACCGCTAATAATAGAAGGTGGTACATCTTTTACAGTACAATCAAGCACAACAGATTCGTTTGATGTAGCTGTTAGCTATCTAAACATTAAGAAAGAGGTAACAACGTAATGGAAATATTACAGGCAAAAGTAGAAGAAACTTACAGACACAAGGAAACTGGAGAGCTTTTTAAGGAAAGAAAAGACTGGGAAGCTAAAGGTTATAAGAATGAAGATATGGCACAGGACGTGAAAGTTATCATGCCAACTCTTGATTTGTTCAGTAAAACAAAGTAAAGTAGCAAAACCATGGGAATAGAAGATATACAAATTTCAGAAGAGCTAGAGACTAACGCACCATCTATAAAATACAGAGGTGACGAAGGTCCTAAATCTCCACAACAAATGCAGGAGATAATGATGGCTCAATTAGAAGAAGAGTATTTAAAATATGTTGATGACATGATGGAACAAGGAATGGAGCCCATGTCTATGCCACAGTTTATGGAACAAGCTAAGGCCGAAGGACAAATGGCTGGTGGCAATCCATTACCACAAGACCCTACAAAACCAGTTAACCCTTTTCAACCAAAACCTACAGGACCAGTATTACCTGACAGACAGATGGCAGCGTATGGTGGTATCATGGGTATGGATGGTAGAAAACGTTATGGTCTTGGAAGTATAAAAGACAGGATAAGAAAATTAATACCAAATGAAGTAGCAAACATAGCAGAAAAAGCTGCACCGTTTGTTGCACCATTTAACCCAATAGCTGCAGGTTTGATGTCAGGTATTGGTGGTTTTGATAGAACAGGTAGAATAGGTTCATCAATTAAATCAGGGTTAATGAATTATGGTTTAGGTCAAGGTGCTAGATATTTAGGTGGAGCAGATTTTCAAAGAGGAATTAATCCATTAGGTGGTTTTACTCCAGGCACTACTGGTACAGGTACGTTTAGTAAATACTTTAGTAAACCAACAGGTAGTGGTGGTATAAAAGAATTGTTTGATAAGCCAACTAAAGAATTTACATTTGATAATTCTGGAATGACTGATGAATTAGGTGGAGAAATGTTAACTACTGGATCTAAAATAGCTGACACGGCTAACAAAACTAAAAGCACAACAGGCATTTTAAAAAAAATTAAAGACCTTGCAATGCAAAATAAACTTGCAACATTTCTTTTAGCAAAAGAAGGTATGGATTTATTTGGTGATACACCAAAAGAATTAGATAAAATAGACCGTGGTGGAAAATTAGATATAGATGGTATTAGAGCAGAAGTTATAGAAGCTATGAAAGATCCATCAGGTAAAAAACTAGCAGCCCTTAGAAATAAATATACTTTCGTAGGAAGACAAGATACTAAAGACATATCAGCTATGGCTATGGGTGGTAGAATTGGTTTTGCTGATGCAGGATCAGTTATGAAAGATCCTGATGAAGTAGTAGCAGGAATGGATAATGAATTAAATCCTGGATTTTTTGATAAGTTACCATTAATAGGTTCTAGTAAATACCCTCTTAATTCAGATCAAGGTTCTTCTTTAATAGAAGAAATACAAAATTATAAATATGGTACACTTCCTCCTCAAAAACCAGGTAGTACTAAAATTGAACAAGAAGGTTATGTAGATGAGTATGGTGCATTTCAAGTAAAAGATAAAAAAGGAACACCTTCAATGTCAATGGAACAAACTATAGCTGCAATAGAAGCTGAATGGGATATGGCTATTGAAGAAGGTTATAAACCAGGTAGAGGTGGTAAATTTGATGATCTTGGTATTTATTCTAAAGATGATATAAGAAGAAGAATAGAGTTAGGATTTGATTCAGCTAAAGGTCCTGAAACACAAACAGGAATTATGAAAGCAGCTTATGGTGGTAGAGCAGGTTTTGCCGAAGGTGGTGGAATCATGGACCTTGGTGGTATGGAAAAAGATTATAGAGCTGAAGGTGGGTTTGTACCTATTGGAAGAGAAGAAAAAGCAGACGATGT